ATGGCTCTGGCTCTGGCTATGGCTATGGCTCTGGCGATGGCTATGGCTCTGGCTCTGGCGATGGCTATGGCTATGGCTATGGCGATGGCTATGGCTCTGGCGATGGCTCTGGCTATGGCTATGGCTCTGGCTCTGGCTATGGCTCTGGCTAGCCGTCTTGCGGTTCCTCTTTCGCGGCGCTGCGGTCTCGGGCGTCGCCTTCTTTCACAGCCATTCTCGGAGGATGGTCATGCACAAGCTCATTTGTACACTGGTTTTGGTGGGGATGGTGGGGGGATGTTCTCGGATTTCGGCCCCAGAGGCTTTGGTCAAAGCGAAATTTGAATGGCGGATTCAAACCCTTTGCGCGCTGCCTATGCTTGATCAGCTTTCCCTCAAAGAGTCCGTTCTGGAAGATGGTCGCGCCGTGCTCATATTGGATCGAAAAACCGGAACGGTCGAAATCGGTGGCCGCTTCTATATCCTCTCATCCAAGGATCGGATCCAGGCCATGGAACATGAGATCGGGCATTGGCTGGGGCTTGCACATCATGAACGCCCCTCAATCATGTACCCCGAGATTGAATCGGGACTAATCTTTACTTCAGAGGATATAAGAAGCGTTCAAGAAACGCAGGTTTGTTCCCGTTAACAATTACCACCATACGTCGATTTCGCCCGCAAATCCCGATCCTCCTGGCAATAGAAGGCCCGAATTGGTATTTGCTGCTGGGGTGCCCCCACCGCCCAATGCTGATGCAGAAATTCCTATAACTTGATTAGATGCACTTGTTTGTTGGACAAGTTGAGATCCATTCGCCCCTTCGCCCATCATTGAACTTCCGCCTTTGCCTGCGATTGCTATACTACCGCCCGCAAATGCCCAACTTACTCCCCCTGGAGTTCCAGACACATTCCGAGTGGCCCCATTGGCTGTACCTCCAGCCGCGCCCGGCACTATATTAATAGAATTGGCGCTGCCGCCGCTGCCGCCATTGGCGGTAAATCCGTTAAAGGTGGATGCGCCTCCAGCGATGCCCGCATTACTGCCTTGTGCTCCACCCAAACCGCCATTACCTACGACAGCGGGGAGAAAAGTACCTGGTACGCAAATTTGCCACCCTTCGCACCCTCCTCCTCCCCCGCCGCTTCCCGCTATAATAGCGGTCGGCGCTCCCGCCCCCGTTGGACATCCGCCGCCACCACCACCGCCGCCGACCATTCGACAAAAGTTCCGGGTGACATTTGGTGGGACAACCCATCCCGGCGTAATCGTCTGCGTCCCCACACCTACATTTAAGAATGCGATTGGGTTGCCCCATGTCAACCCTGCGGGATTAGCAGCAGGATCCAGCAAGGGAATAGCATAAATCCAGCCCGTGGGAACGGCATAGAGTCCGAAGTTGTTCGCGTCTACTCGGAAAACAATGAAGGTCGTAGCCGCAATAACATTCCCGGGCAATGTGGTTGATGTGGCAATGCGAACAGCCTCGCCTGTTCGTAGACCGTGTGCCGGTTGATAAAACGTTAGCGAGCCCGCAATTCCATTTACAGTTCCTGTCGCCACTTGTGCCGGAGTTGCGGCTGTTTGGTTACCAACTCCGGCATTTACAAAAGCGAGTGGCGTCCCATCTAAGGTAAGCGAAATGCCGAAATTGTTGGCATCGAGCAAAATAACGAAATAGCCAGTTAATGCGACAACGCCGCCCGGTAACGTGCCGGATGTTGAAATTTGAATAAGCTGCCCATTTGCAAAACCATGGGCGGTTTTATTAAAAGTCAATGATCCGACTATGTTTTTAACCGTTCCCGTTACGATCTGATTCCCTGCCCCGCCCGCACTCGCCACGACCACGCCAGCGCCCGCGACGCTCGCCGCCACGACCGGTGGGGCGCTAAAGACCTGCAGGTTGCTCCCGATCGGCCCAAACCAATCCGCACCTGTCCGCGCCGATCCATCGGTCGCATACTTGGGATTCCCCAGCGGAATCACCGCCCACGGAATGCTCGTGTTCAGCGAGTCCAGAAAGCCGTAGGAGACGTTTCCGATCGGATTGGTCGGGGCCGTCCCGTCGTTGACGATCGTCACGACCGTGGGGCTCACGCCGGGGAGGGTCGTGCGCTGCACTGTCGCATAAGTCGTTCCCGCGCCAGAAACGAGCTTTAGGCGCCGATTGGCATGGAAAATCGAGGTCTGGTCGCCCGTGAGGGAAAAGCTGGTCGCACTCAGCCATGTCGCCGCGGGGCCGAGGATCCATTCCGTCAGGGATCCCGCGAAGCTCGGGTCATTGTCTCCCTGAATGTTGAACAGGGTGGCGATGACGTTCCCGATCGCATCGGTGATCTGCACGTCATAGGCGATGCCGCCCGAGAGCCAGACATCCACCGCCGAGGGGATTTTCCCGGTCGAATCCAGGACGATCGGGTTCGCATTCGGGACGGTCCCGGCATTGGTCGTGAACGTCCCCTGAAGCGTCCCCAGTGCCGTCCCCGCCAGGTAGAACGTGACCTTTCCGCCGACCAGGGGCAGTCCCGGGCCGCTCGGCGCCGGCGTGCCCGCCACGCCCAGCCACGCCAGCCCCAGTCCAATCGGTGCGCGAAAGACAGTCATTTCCGTTCCTTTCCGTGAGCTTTCCCAATGACTTACCGCTTTTGCTGTTGCCGGTAATCTGCGTCAATGCCTTGCCGTTTGCCTTTCCGCATCTGCGAAATCTGCGGAAAGTCCTAGCTGTTCTTCTTCCGCCCGAACCCGATCTTCTCCCCCAGCTCGTCCAGGCTCGCCCGAATCCCCGTCTTTTTCGGCGCTGCTTCCTGGGGTTGCTCATACTGCTGCTGTAGCTCCGCCTTCAGGTTTTGCGCGTACTTCAGGATCTGTTCGCGGATCAGCGGGCGGGTATACATCAGGGTCGAGAGTCCCGTGACGTGCTTCGCGACCGCCTCGGTCTTGCCGGGATCGATCTTGCCCCCCTCGATCAGCCACTTCTGGAACGCGGGGTCGGTCAGCAGCTTGGCCGAATCGTCCGCTTTCCAAGCCGCGCGCAGGTCGCCGACGGCGGTCGCCACTTTTCCCATGCTCTTGAGGGGCGCCGCGACGCTTTCCAGCCCCTTGGCGATCGTTCCCACGACCTTGCCCGGGCCGCCCTCGATCGCCCCAAAGAATGCGTTCTGGGAGGCCGCACCCTGATACGCCCGGGAGGCCGACGCATCGGCGTAGGCGTTCGAGATCCGGGCCAGGGCGTCCAAGTTCTTCCGCTGCTCGGTACCGGGGGCATAGAGCAGGTCGCGCGCCTCGGGATCGAGCCCCTTCCAGCGCTTGGCGAAGTCGATCATCGAGAACGCGCCGGATTCCGCCTCGCCGCCGGCGCGGGTGACCTCGCCGAGCTTCACGAGCGTCCCGCGGGCCGTATTGTCCCACAGCTCGTCGCTGGCGATGCTCCGGAGCGCCCGCAGGGTGGGCTTGTCCATCGTGCCGTTGGCGATGCTCGTCGCGATCGAGCGCCCGGGGTCTTTCCCCTGCATAATCGGGCCGAGCAGCTTCTGCGTATCCTTGTGCTGCGCCCAATGGGACATCGCCTGATCCCAGCTTTCTCCTGCCTCGGCGCCCTCGGACTTCATCTTGTTCTTGAGGTCGACCCGGATCGCATCCGCCACGTCGCGATAGGCCTGCTCCATCCCCTCGGCATCGCCCCCGTGCCCCGCCTTCAGGTCATAGGTCTGCCGGAGCGTCCGCGCATCCTCGAAGGGCAGCGTATCGCCGTTGGCCTTCATGTCCTGGTCGAGGCGCTTCAGGAACGCCGGAACCGTATCCCGCGCTGTCGCTGCATCCTTTCCGCCGATCTGGCCTTTGGCGAGCGCCTTGTCGAGAGCATTCCGGGTCGCCGCCATCGCCGTGTCTTCGGACTTGCGGAGCTGCGCCGCGCCAGTCTCGAGTTGCTCCTGGGTCTGCGAGGCCGCCGTGCCGTACTCTTTGTACCGCGCCGCCAGGCCCTCGCTGACGTCGGAGGGCCGTTCGACCGTCCCGCGCATCCCGGTCGTGCGGTGCCAAGCGTTCTGGATATCGCCCCAGGTCTCGTTCCAGGCTTGCCGAATCCGATCCGCCGCGCGGGGGCTTTTGCTGGCCGCGTTCCAAGCGCCCTGAATCGTGGCGCTGTCGGTCAACATGGGCGTCGCGCCCTTCGCGGAGACATCCAGGGTCCCCAGGTCTTCGGCAATCTGCGGACGGCCTTTCCCTGCGACGTCGAACTTTTCGACTTTCTTCAGGTTGCTGAGGGATCGCAGGCCGAACATCCCCTCCTTTGCCGCCATGCCCGCAACCTCGCCGCCGGCGATTCCCAGCGTATCGGTCGCCAGGCCCTCCGCCGCGTCCAGCGCCCGCTCTTTGGTCGTGCTGGTATCCGCCCGGAGCCCCGCGCGCTTCATCGCCTCATTGCCGAGGACGTCGGCCGACATGGACATCTTGGTGAGGCTGTTGATCAGCTCGCCCGCGTCGTACCAATGCGGGTCATAGCGCATTTGCTTGCCCTTCAGGTCGGGACGGTCGCCGCTGCCCGGATGCGTGAACACGATCTCCTGCTGCGGCTCGCGATAGACGGGCTTGCCGTCCACCAGGCTCTCGCCGCCAGTGACATGCAACTTCGCGTTCCCCGCGCCTGTCCATTTTTGCAGGGTCGCGAGCTTGTCTTCCGGCCGCGCGCCCGCCACCGCGACCCGCACACTCAGGGGCACATCATCCATCGGCCCGATTTGCTTCGGGTCGACGGCCGTCGTCATCACCGCCGCCCGCCGCGCCTGCGCCGCCATGACCTCCCGCAGCATGGCGGCATGTTGCGGATCGCCGCCTGCGCTGCCGGTCTCGGGATTGGGGGACGCTTGAGGTTGTCCGCCCGCGCCGCCGGTTATTTGCTCAGTCATCTACCACCCCCTGCGTTTCTGTTCGGCGAGCAGCAATTGCAGTTGCTGGGTCGTCATGCGCGTCACATCGATCTTCTGCAGCTCGGCATCGGGTACCGCCTTCAGCGCCGTCGCGACCGCCGCCGGAGGCTGGTTCGGGTCGAGGATCGTCGCAAGCCGCCCCTGCGCTTCCTGCCGGTTCTGCGCGCTCACGGCGGGCGGCGGGGCAGGGCGCGTGTCGGTCGGCGGTTTCAAGCGCAATTCGTCAAATTCCTTATCCGACATGAAGGGATGTCCATCGGTGATGACACCTGGTTTCCATCCCTTGTCTTCCTCAATGACCGTTTGGCTGGTTCGATAGGCGCCATGCGATTTGCGATATTGCGCCATGGTCTCGCCCAAGCTTTCGTCGATTTTCCGGAGCGTCGAATCACTCAATTTCCCGTCTTTGCCTTGAAGGAATTCATTAAATCCAGTCTGGACTACCCCAGGGAGCAAGCCTTGCTGTCCGAGAGTTTCCACATTGCCTGGGCCAATTGTCAGCGTTGGATTCGCATTCTCTAGTTGCGACTGGAACATGAACAATTTCATATTGCTGACACGGTCGTTCTTGTATCCGCCTTTGCCATCACGGAGAGAATCCAGAGCGTTGCGGAATGCGTTCTCCCGGATCGTATAGGCGTTCGCGCCATTACCCTGCGCGTCCTCAAATTCTTTCCGCTGGGCCCGCTGGGCGTCGCTGACCACGGTGGGCCCGGTGACGTTCTCGAACTTCCCGGACATGACGTCGATCTGGCCTGTGCCGCCCTCGGAGCCCTGCGCGCCCGCCGCTTCTTCCTTGGTGGCCGCGCGGTACTTGCCGGGGATGTCCGAGCCGCCCGTCTGCTCGCGGATGAAGCCGCCCGGGTTCTTCTGTGTCCAGTCGCTTGTCCCATAGCCCGGCAGCAGGGATTTGACCGCGACCTGCCCATCGGCGGTGCGCGTGTAGTACAGCTTTTCGTGCGCTGCGCTGACATTCTTGAGCGATTGCCCGATGCGCGCGCTGTCGTCAATGTTCCAGACCTGGGGCAGCGAATCCGCGAAGGTCTTGCCGTACTGCTGCCGCATCAATTGCAGGTGCTGCGACCACGCTTTTTGCCCGGCCTCCGCCCCCTTCTGATGGCTGCCATCGGGGCCGATGTTCTCCAGGTAGGCGCGCTGGGCCGCATTGTTGCCGTTCTGCCATCCGATAATTTGATCGATGCCCCGCTGCTGGCGCATCTGCGTGATGGCCGGAATGCTCAGGCCCGCCTGCGCCGCCAGCTCGGGCGAGGCGAGCATGAGGTCGCGCTGCACCTGGGGGTCGTTGATATCCCCCGCGGCCATCAGATCCTTGAATTCCTGCCGCTCCCGCCGCTTCCGGATCCCCGGCGCAATGTAGTCGTACCAGTGCCCCTCTCCCGCGCGAGGCCGCGTCTTTGGAGGATTCGTGCCGGGAGGAACCGCCGAAACTCCGGGAGTTGGGGTCATCAGTTCCGCGCCGCCAGGGCGGCCGGCCGGAACCAGATCCGTGCTGCCAATCCCGGGCATCAGCGAGGGTCGCTCGATCAGCGCCGGAGGCAGTGCGCCCATTGCGGGTTGATAGATCGTATGCAGGGCATACAGATCCAGCGGATCGGGCTGCGCGCCGCTGCGTTCGAGAAGATTCCGCGCGGGTTCCGCGATCGGGCCGACTTGCAGGTGGGGCGTATTCGACCAGATATGATAGCCTGCCGCCCGCGTCTCGGCCGAGACGGCATTCGGCTCGGGTTCGAAGATCTGCGCGGGGGCATTGTCGGGCGCGCCCTGGGGTTTCGGGATAGCGTCGCCCTCGGCCTTGGGCAGCGCCGTCGGCGAATCCGCAGCGGGTGCGGGCGCTTCGCCGCGCATACTCTCCGGCGTATCGGCCTTGGAGCCGCCCCCTTCGCCGCCTGTGGACATCAATTGGGCCAGATCCATGACGTGCTACCCATCCGCTAGGATTTTTGCGCCGCCGCCGATGATGCTCTCGTTGACTCCGGCATTCGCCCCTGTCTGTGCATTGGCCGCGCTTGTGTAAGCCCCGGTCGCCGCCGACATGACGCCCGTGAGATTGCTCCCGACGCCCGCGCCCGCGTTCGCACCCAAGCCCGCAATGTTCTGCAGGTTCCCGAGCTGGGTCTGCCAGCGGTTGAACGAGTTCTGATAGGTCTGGTTCGCGAGGCCCTGGGTATATTGATCGATCGCCGCCAGCGCTTGGCCGCCGAAGGGAGAACCCCGCACACCCGCCGCATTCTGGGTGGCTCGCTGTCCCTGTTCCAGTGCGAATTGGTACCCCGGGTCGGCCTTGAAGTCGTCCGCGCTAAAGCCCTTGCTCGCCATGCCCGTCAATTGCGGCAGGACGCCCGCCCCCGCGCTCACGAAGGGCTTGAGCAGCTCCATGATCTGCCGGCGCGTCTCGTCCGCCTGCCCCGAGGTATAGTCCTGCGCACCCGAGGTTTGCCGGGAGCTTCCGCCCGTGACGGCGTCGACCACGCTGCTCATGTCAGCACCTTTCCTAGGATCCAATCCCGTCCGGAAACGCGCCAGCCGAGTCGCCGTCCCCGCGAGACGATGGCCGGATGTTTCGTCCAGGCCGCCAAGTGGTCAATGCCATCGAACCGCGCTTGCCGCTCCAGCTCGAGAATCAGCGCATCCAGCGCGGGACTCGTCAGCTTGCCGGGCGCTTCCGGGTTGCTCACAAACTCATGCAGCAGTGCGATCCGCGTCCCCGTGTAATACATGAACCCCGCCGCCACGTTCGGAATGACCAGTCCGATTCCCGGCCGGCCGTCTCCCGGGAGCGCCCATTCCGGTTCGGGTTCCTGGCCATGGCCGATCCACCATCCGCACAGAGATTCATAATGTCGCGAACGTCCATAGCGCTCGATCCCTTCCGGCGGAGCAGTCGAGGGCCAAGGGCCGGATTGGGTCGCTTCCATTAGGCCTCGGGATAGTATTCAATCCAACCTATAACTCCGTCCGCTTGTCCGGCAGTCGGGATTACCTGCCCGTTAGCTTTTACGACGACCGCAATATTGCCGTTGGTCGTGTTGTCTACAAGCATTGTCCATTGATCGAAAGCGGGCCTTCGTCCGATGGGCATCGTCCACGCCGCAAGCCCATTGGTTCCACCTATAAGTGAAAGCTCGATTCGTTCTTTACCTTCAGGCAACGTCCGATAACGCGGAGGGACTTGGCCCCCAATAGCCCCCCAGCCATTAGTAAACCCGACGCCTCCAGAGACATTGATCCATCCCGCATCCCCCGCCCCGATCTGCCCATTCGCGGGCGTCGGCACGGCCGCGCCCATTGTGAACACACCGGTCACATTCAGCGCCCCCCGCACCACCCAACTCGCAACCGTCCCCAATCCCGTGAACCAGGCATTCCAGGCTTGCGAGAGCAGTCCGTTTTTGGGATCCAACACTTTCTGGTTCAGTGGTGGCTTCTGCAGATCGCTGGGATTCGCGGCAGCCATCTAGGCCCCCTTCCGCAGCACGACCTTTTCGCCGGTCAGACAGAATGGTGCGGCATCGGCCATCGTCAGCGCCACCACATTGTCCCGCGCGATCCCCAAGCGCAGGAAGCGCGTGCGCGCCAAATAGCCGCCCGCCTTCCCGAGCTTTGCCTTGAGCGCCGTTCCGAAGGTCGCGCCCTTGTCCCGGCTGATTTCCAGCATTATGGTCGGGTCATCGCCGGGCGGAAGCGTGCGGCCCACCCCCTGCTGAAAGTCGAACTGCAATTCGCTCGCGACCATCGTGGCATCGCTGTCGAAGAGATGCGCGCTTACAACCTTACGAATCAGAGGATAATTCGTGACGGTCGTCCCATTCACGATGCGCTGATCCTGGTAGAGATTGTTCGCCATCACCGATGGATCCAGCAAGTTCCCGGTCTGGCCTAGCTTGTAGAGATTGCCGTCGAGAATGTCGGTCATGAGCGTGTCGCTGCCGAATTTTACGGCGAACAGGCCTCGGTCATAGGCATAGCCATAGCTGAAACGCTCCGACCAGCGCCCCGTCTTGCTGTCCCATTCCCAGGTTTTGCCCGCGGTCGGAAAACTCAGGCGGTAGATGCGGTGCCCATCGACTTCGTACTGCGTGCCGACAGCGTCCGAGACCGTGGGATAAGCGAACTTATTGTTGATCGTCGCCACAAAGTCCGGTGGCGCGACGGTGTCATCGATCGCGAAGCCTTGTCCCGTGAGAATCGCGGGCTTCACTTGCCCGCCCTCGCTCTGCGCCAGGCAGAGAATCCCGCGCTCGCCGAAGACCACCGCCGAGGCGACCGCCGCCAAGCCATAGGGCAGCGCCGCGCCGGCAAGGTACGTGAAGGGGAAGGGTGCCGCGCCGGTGTCGCTCCAGAGTTCCGTGGTCAGCGTCCCCATCAGCGCCAGCCAGCCGCCCGCCTTGAAGGCGATCACGCGCACCAGGGGATCGCTCGCGAGGGACTTCAGGTTGAACTGAATCCCCGACCATCCGGTGAAGTCTCCCACATTGCTGATCTGCCAGACCTGCGCCGCCAGCGGATTGGTGCCGGGGACGCTTACAATCCCGAAGTTGTTGAGCGTGCAGCAGGTGCTCGCGCCCAGGAAGCCTGCGGCCGTGATCTGGGCGAGGGTGCCCTGTGCCTGTCCAGTGGCCGCGCTCGTTCCAAATATCTGGTAGTTGTAGGTCGCAAGGCTGTCGACGATCAGCAATTGGTTGCCGTTGTCGTCCAGGTAGACGATTCCGTTGGTCGTCAGCAGCGCGCCCAGATCGGTGACCGCCCCGCCCAGGTCAATGCGCTTCAGGCGCTGCCCTACGACAGCATAGGCGTAGGGGAAGACCACCCGGACGCCGCGGCAGGGATTCGAGCCCAGATAGCCATAGCTCTGCTTTTCGGGGCATCCCCACAGGGTCAGCTTCGGCCGGTCGGGTGAATCTCCGGCGCGGTCGGTCTCCTGCTGAATGTCCCCATAGACATTGATCCAGCGCTGGGCCGTCACGGCCTGCGACCGCCCGAGGATCCCGACCCCGAAAATCTGCGGATTCCGCATCGGCCTACCAGCTCCCCTTGGGCTTCATCTGCATGTCGAGGGCGTCGTCCATGCGCGTGATCAGCGGCAGCCCGGGAATACTCAGGGTGCTTTCCGAGCCGTCGAGCGGGACTTCCAGCTCGTTCGCCAGCTCAACAAAGGCGAGCCGCGGCAGGCGCAGCTCCAAATGTTCCTCGGACAAGCGCGCCGGGCCGCCCCAGGTATGCCGGTGCAGGTTAAACTCCCGCACAAAAAGCTGATGAACTTCGTCTAGGCGGCTCACGGTCTTACTCGCTAGGGCGCACTATTGGGGCGGTTGGTAAGAATGTTCAGGCCCACCGATCCCTGCGTGCCGCGCGGAAAATCGGTGCTGAGGGGCTTCATCTTGTTTGCCAGGTTGATGTTCTTGATCTTGCGCTTGGTCGTCTGCGCGGTCGCGATCATCTTGTCGGTGATCACCGCCGACGCGCCGAACAGATCCGCCAGCAAGATCGCCAGGTTGTACCGGATCGCCAAGGCGAACCCGTTGGGCAACGTGAACTGGGTCAGCAAGGTCGGAAATTGCTGCATCACCTGATCGGTACGCACGAACTGTGTGTACGTGCTGACGTTCGGATTCGGCCAGACATTGAGCTGCCCGAGCGGTTGCTGCGGATCGTAGAACACCTGCGTCGGGTAGGTTCCAGGGGTATTCTTGACCGGAATCCGATCCCATTCGACTTCTTGCAGAATGTCCTGATAGATGTCGAAACCGTTGGGATCGCGCGTCCAGGCGGTGATGATCTGCGGAGGCCGGGTAGCATTGATGTCGCCGCCGGGCCCCCACGTGTAAAGTTGCTTGTTCGCCTGGTACGCAAAGCTCGTCACCAGGTGCGCCCAGATTAGCAGCGTCTCGAGCTGCCATGCGTCGGTCATCTCGTTCAGCAGATCCAGGACATCATTCGCATCGTCCTGCTGGGGCTGCTCTCCCTTCTGCAGGACTTGCGCGGACATCATGGCGTTGCGGATCAGGTCGCTGGCCGTATAGACGCGCATCGTTGCCGCCCCTTTCCGGGCCAGTCGACCGTTTCCGCCTGCTTTCCCAAGGACTTACCGCCTGCCGTGCCGCTGTGTTTCCGACGCGCTGCTTAGGCCGCCTCCACCATCTTCTGGGGCTTCGCGGCCCGCTCCCAGATCGCGCGGCGCTTGATCGCGTCGCCGCCGGCCGCCTGGTCCATGGTCGGGAAGTAGCCCTTCGCCGTCCACATCTGCAGTTCCTCGGGCGTGCGGGCGATCTCATGTTTGAATTCCGGGTGATACATTGCCACATCGCCCACAGGCATCCCCGGGCGCGGGCCGTGCATCAGTGATTCTTTCTTGAGCATGGCGTCATGCCGCTGTTTCTGTTCGGCGCCATTCAGGGGGCGCATCTGGGCATTGCTCTGCAGCTCGGTCAATTGCTGCTGGATCGATCCCAGCGCGAGCCGCACGCTCTCGTCGATCGTGCCGGGAAGGGCTCCGGAGCCTGCCGCCGGTCCGGCGTTGACCGCCTCTTTCAATCCCTCCATATCCGCGCTCAGTCCGTTGACCAGCTCGGTCGTGCCATCCACGAAGCCCTGCAATTGCTTCATGGGCGCCTTGAGCGCTTCCGCGACCGCCGCCTTGATTGCTTCGGCCAATTCGGGGGAAAGCGCCGCCTTGTCTTTGTCAGCCATGGGAAGTCCTCGATTCGGTGAAAGAAAAGCCCTCAGATTGAGCGCTGAGGGCGCCGCTTGCGCGCCGCAGCCACCTGCGGTTACCACTCCCGCCGCAGGACGGGTCTTAGCTACCCTTGATCGCTGCCATCAGCACCAGGGCGTCGTACATCGCGACCAGCATGTTTTGCTGCTGGTAGGCTTGCTGATCCACTGGATAGAGCGTGCAGGATCCCGCCGAGCCCAGCGTCGAGCCCGACTGATCCGGACGTCCCATCAGGAGTGTGCACATCATCTGCGCCGGCACGACCCCTGCGCTCGCCGTCGGGTTGATGAAGACCACGGCCAGCGTGTTGGTAGCGCTCACCCGCACGCCGCCCACGCCGATCGAGGTCTGCAACGCCGAGCCCAGCCCCGCGGCGAAGCCCGTGGCCGCGCCCAGCTGCCCCGTGATCCCCACCGCCGCCGGCGCACTGTAGAAGTTCGCCAAGAGCGGGGAGGTCGCCACTAGCCCCGTGAGCGCGAATGTCTGCTCGGCGCTGGTGATGGTCGCCGTCGCGATCGGCGTAAAGAGCAGGGAGAACTGCGTGAAGATCTGCCCTACCCCGCGCGCCGTCGGATCGACGTTGAACACCCAGACCTCGGAAGCCGTCGGGGTTGCGCCCGCTGCGTTCGGGTCGATTACCCCCAAAATCAGCGTATTGGCCGCAGACACCCGGGCCGTCCATCCGCCCAAGTGCGCCTGCTCCGTGGGCTTGAAGATCCCCGTCACGCGATCCCCCACGGCTACCCCGTTTACCGTCAACGAGTAGGTCGTGGTGTCCGTGGCGGTCGCCGCGCCCAAGGTGCCGACGTTCACGAAGTACTGAATGTTCGGTGTGCGCAGGCTGATGCCGTTGCAAGCGAACCAGGTATACGTCTCATTCGTGGGCGTAATGCCCGCGACCGACGTGTTCATGAAGGCCAGGGAGATCGAGTTATTCCCCGAAACCCGCACGTTCATCAGCGCCAAGCCCGCTTGGTCGGTGGGTTTGGTGGCGACGACCGTCTGTGGCAAGCGACCCACCGCAAAGGCCGGGATGTTGATGCCCGTCAGTCCCGGCATGGACGTTCCGGCCGGCACGGACGTCCCCGCCAGGATCGGCTGCGGCACGGCCGCCGTCGCTCCCGTCATGCTCAGAATCCCCGAGCTAAGGGCATGCTGGGCCGAGGCGAGTCCTTGACCCAGAACTCCGCCGAGCGTGCCAGCGGTCAGGGTGAAGGTGTATTCCGCCGTGGTCAGCGTGGGGGTTGCGCCCAGTCCCGTGAAGACCAGAGCCGCCGTCTGGAGCAAGGGCCCGCGGATCTCGGTCACGATGTAGACCTCAGAACCCGTCGGGGTGATGTTGCCCCCCGAGACGTTGCTGAACTTCACCTGCAACGTGTTGGCCGCCGAGACCCGCGCTGTGTGCGTGCCGAGGCCCGCCTGCGCTGTCGGCTTGTTAATGAACGCCAACGAACCCGCCGCCAGACCCGTCACCGTCAGAGCCTGCTCGACGGATGTGTTGGCGTTGACCGCCGCCGGGGATTGGCTGGTGAAGTAGACCACGACCGCCGACTGCCCGAGCGCATAGCTCGCCTGGGCCTGCAACGGATTGGTAGGCTGCGTGACCGGCCCTTGCGGGCCCGGGCCGTACACGCTGAACGCACAGTTCGCGTTGTTCATCGCGACTGTGCCGTCGGCCTGCGGCCCTTCCTCGCTCAATTGCTCGATTGTGCCGATTCCGCACCATCCCACCATGGACAATGGCGCGAAGGTCCACCCGATGAGGCGGCCCCAGGCATCCGTGAATTTCATGGCCGTAAGCAGTAGCGCGACCAGCAGCCACTGCAGGGCCTTGAATGCGCGTTTCATGTGACGTGCTCCCTGTAGAGATTCCTTAACCGGCGTTAAGCCTGCGGCCCGCCGCACGCTGCGACGGGCTCCGGCGAAGGGGCTGCTTAGTTCGTCCAGCGGACGATCATTTCCATGTACGCCAGGGCAATCGCGAAGCTGATGTCTGCCCGCAGGATTTCCTGGTTGTTCCGGATATCCGGCCCGAGCCAGACGCGCATCCCGATGCCTTTGTAATCCATCATCTGGCAATATTCGGACGCGATGGAGAGCACCTGCCGCAAGGTCGCGATGACGATCGCATCCTTGTAGGCGACCACATTCTCCGTGAAGCTCGTCCCCGAAGGTCCGGAATCCACGGTGATGGCCGCGCCATTGGCCGGGAAGCTGTCCACGGTCTGGAACTGTTGCTGCACGCCCGCGATGGGCGGGACGAGCGGGTTGCCCAACGGAATAAGCATGTTCCCGCCGGCATCCGCCGTGCAGGCCACCGTTCCCGGTTGTGCCGTCGGATTACTCGAAGGCGCGCCCACCACAAACTGGCGCGTGACCCCGCGACTGATCCGATTCTGAGGGTTGACGGCGTTGACGTTCGCGATGTGGAACACATCGCCCACATTAAGCGATGCGGCCGCAATCCAGCCGCTGGTCTGGAGCAACGATCCCGATTGACCGGGGCCGCTGACCTGCGGCGTGCTCGCATTGTTCCAGGCGCCGACCTGCCGCGTCGGGGTCGACTGGGACATATGCGCGGACTTCCACGACAGAATCGGCGGCATGGTTGCCATCTTCTGACCGGGCTCCGCCACGCTCGTGACGAAGTTGTTGCCCGCCATACTCGGGAGCCAAACGGCTTCGCCTGCTTCCGAGAGAATCGCGAACCGGCCCTTGCGCGGGCAGGCTTCCTCGTTCAGCCGCCGCTGGGGCAGCATCCCCGCCGCGACGCCCTGAATGGCCGTCGTGGCGCCTGTGCCGGGAGGGGAGCCGGGCGTCCCGACCAGATTGTAGGCCCCGAGCTGCGCCAGACCGACGCGCCGGTCGAACTCGGACGCTAGGTTCGAAGCCGCCCGATCGCCCGCGCGGTCCCACCACTCGCTGAGCTTATCGCCCAGGATCAATTGCAGCTCGTCCATCGTCGGCGCCATGCCGATGTTGATCGGCGGCTGTACCGTCGCGAGGACGCTAGGCTCGGTCATCCCCTGCACTTGAATCGCATCCCCCTGCCCCGGCACGAAGCGCATGGGCTTGGGAATCTGGATCTGGGGGCCGTGCCGATCGTTCCAATCGTCCTTGTACTCGGTGTTGAAGTTGTTGGCGTACTCCAGCTCGTTGTAGAGGCCCGCGAGCATGAGCTTCGAGGCCTTCTGGAACTGGATCAGGTTGTCGGCGCCGCCCGCGATCGCGAAGCCCTGGGACATCCAGAGTCCTTCGGCGAAACGCGTGAACCAGGCGGGCGCGGACAAGAGCAGCATCCATCCGAGGATGCCGCGCATTGCGCTGCGCAGAAATGCTTTCATCGGGTAAGCCCTCAGAATCGCTCGCACCCGATTCGCCCAGAGGCGAACCACGGCGCGAAACCGTTAGCTACAAAGGTTTGGGATTCTGCAACGCTCCGCGAAACGCCGAAAAGCGAAGATCGGGCGGGTGCTCGACTTTTCCCGGTCGACAAGCGGGGACTGCGGACGCATGCCCTGGCGTCGTGGGCGGCACTTGATTCGAGGCGAGTGGGGAACCCGCCTCCCGGTCAACGAGCCGGTCTCCGGCGCTGCCCTGCGCCGCCGTACGGAATCGGAGGGGCTAAGTAATCTTCTGCCCCTTCTTCATGCCTTGGACAATGTCATCAATCGATCCTTCGGTCAACGATTTTCCGCCGCCGTTCTGCGTCCCCGGGAGACTTTCGCCAGGCGCGGGCGCGTTCGACTCGCGCCTGCCATTGCGAGAGACGGTTGCTTTGGGCTGGGCACGCGGCTTGCCGTCCGCCCCGAGACCTGCCGCTATACGCCCTTCAACCCGTCCCAACTCGGCGGCAATCCGCCCGCGGGCCGCTTCCTGTGCGGCAGGCGTACTCGCGGACGGGGTGGCCAGCTTCACCAGCTTCGCAACATAGTCGTCGGGCGCGACGGCGAGGGCATGGGAGAGTGCCGCCGGTTGTTCAGCGACTTTAAGCATCCATCCCCAGGCAAACGCCTGCATGTCTCCGGCTAGTTTGTAGCGCTCAATTCCTGCAATGTCTTTGTTGTATTGTTCCGGCGTTAGTTTTGAGGCGGCCAGGAATTCGGGAATACTCTTGTTCCTGTAATCCGAAAACCGCTGATCTTCCTCGGCCTGGAGTGCCGCCGCTGTCTTGGTGCTCTCGGCCTTGGCGTTGTCCGCCGCCGACTTCAGTCCGGTTTCGAATTGCTCTTTCTGCAAGTCCCACTTTGCCTGCGCCCGGATCAGCGCCGCGGCATCGTTATACTTGGGCTTGCCCTGGGCATCGACGTCGCTTTCCTTCGGCTCCGGGTTTGCCGCCGTCCATTCGGCCACGCTCCGTGCGCCCGGAACATCCGCCGCGGGAGCATCCTTCTTCGCCCCGCCATCAGTGAGGGCCTTGACCTGGCGCTCTAGTTCCTTGAAGTTCCCATAGAGCGAGTCATAGGCCGACTGCGGCACGAAGTTTTGTCCCGGCTCTGACTTAGCCGCGGGCTTGGGTTCATCCGCCTTCGCGACATCGGCCAAGGGCTCGATCGCGCCCTCGAGGATCTCGCCGCCTGCGCCACCCATCCCGACATGCACATCGTCCCCGAGTTGCGGAGCCGCCGGGGCTGAATCCCCGCCGCCACCCGCGCCGTCCGCAGCACTTTCGGCCATGTGGAACGTGGGGAACAGGAAGGGCTTGAACGCGTCGAACATGCTGACCTCGGATTAGGCTGCGGGGAGTTGAGATTGCGCGCTGGGCCCAGCGCCGTCGGCCGGTTGGGGTTGAGCCGGTTGTGACTGGGCCGCGCGCGCACTGCTGCCCTCGGTGGCTTGGATCTGGTCGGATTTCTGATCCGCGCCCTCGGAGAGCATATCCAGGTGCTTCGCGTAGGCCATGCCCATCAAGTTCTGATGGTGCTTGAGGGATTCCGTCAGTAGATGCCCCTCGGTCGTGATGTGCTGGCCCTGGAGCTTGCTGAGGGTGTCGAGGCGTTTGGTCATTTCCTGCGCGGCAATCTGCATTGCCTTGAGCGCCTGATCCCGCTGCTTGTCGTCGAGCTTGCCCTTCATGGCCTGGATCAATTGCCCCATCTGCTGGGCCGCCTGGGTCAATTGCTGCACCTGCGCGCGAAGCTGGGCCGCTTCGGCTTGTGGATCCATCGATTCTTTGTCGGTCAATGCCTGCGCCACCTGCGGCATCGTCATATTCAGCATGGCGAGCACGGCGGTCTGGAGCTTCTCCGCCCCGCGCCACTTCTGATTCCCCGCCATGAAGTAGGAGACCACGGGCGCCAGCGCCGGATTGACTTTCATCAGCTCGAGCTGGTTCGCCGCTTCCTGATCGCGCCGCGTGGCGAAGTCCGGGCCGCTCTCGACTTCCACGCCATAGGTGCCGATACGCAGATCGTAGTTCTTGACGATCTTGCCTTCGACATCGCGACTCGACCAGACCGCCTCGGGCATCGCGTCCGGATGCTGCTCCGTGTTGACGTTCACCGTGTCGTGCGTCGATCCATCCTCGCCCAGGATGCGCAGCACGCGCTCGGTGTCATAGACCGCCGGCGTCAGATCCAGCACGATCGAATCGCTAAGTTTCTTCGCGCGGCGCAAGTTGTCCGCATATTGGAATGTGCCCAGATCGCTGTCGTTCCGCCGCGCGGTCTCTTGGCCCAGGGTGATGCGGTTGCTGGGGCCGTTGGGCATCGGCTGAAACTTGCCCGAGACATTCTCGATGTTCTGTGCCGCCGATTCCCGACCGGCCAGCAGCGCGGCGGGCGGAGGATCGGGGACGATCCGCTCGGGCTTGAGGACGGTATTGCCGACAACTGTCGGCTCATAGGGCAGCATCGGGGTGGGCTTGCGGTTCTGCTCGGCGTAGATATTCTCAAAGGCCTCCATGGATTCGGACGGCCCCGTCCAACCCGACATGGTGGCGTTGCCGATCGCCCGCGCGATCCCCGATTCCATGTAGTTGTACGCGCGCTGCGGATCCCGCTGCGGCCGCACCTGGCCCTGCGTGTGCCACCGCCCGTCGATCGGCACCAGATCCCCAAAGGTCAGAATCAGCGGCACGCGCTTGATCGGCAGCGTCCCGCGTTCTAGGATGCGCTTGCCGTTGGTCTTGATCCACTTCACGGTTTGCACGGTCGCCGTGCGCGAGCGCTTGCCTTTGGTGATCGTGCGCGTCTCGCTGTCGAGATAACACCACTTCGCGACCGGCACCATTTCCTCATTCCAGAGTTGCGAGAATGCCGCGCTGACCGTATCGCCCGTGGGCCGTTCGCCGGGCTCGCCATACTTCGCCTCGAACCGCTTCTTCGCCAGGCGTGAGACGAGGCAGTAGTCCTCCAGATCCGATGCGTCGGGCATGATGAAGTGCGGGTCGAAATATAACAGCGACATATGCGGGATGGGCTTCAGGCGGATTTCCTGATCGAAGGCATCGGGCTCCGCCTCATCGGGATCGTCCTGTTCATACTTGGTGACGATCTCCCACGCGCCATAGCCGCCGTGTTCGGCATTCGCCGCGGCCAGCACCATCGCCAAGTCCGCGTTGCTGCTGTGGTTCACATTGCGCAGGTGCCCCTCGAGGATACGCGCCACGTCCTTGTGGGCGTCGTCATCCTTGGGGCTCACGATGCTGCCGGGGATGTTCTGGCGGATGGAATTGACGAGGCTGTGGGAATGCCGAAGCAGCAGGTTAATCGTCAGCGTGGGGACATGGTTCTTGGTGCGTTCGTCGCGGTCCTGACTGTCCCATTGCTCGATGTAGAGGAACCGCACATCGTCCGCATGGTTCTTGCGGTTCTGCGCCCAAGCATTGTCCATGATCCCGAAGCGCTCATGGAACCGGAGCAAGAGCTGCTGGTCGGCATCCAGCGCCGCCTCGCTCGGGTCTTTCTTCGGATTGGGCGGGGACTCCTCCAGGGCGGGGCCCTTGACGCGCTCGGCGTCCTTGCCAGGGGTGCCCTGCGCGCGCACGCCGCTCGTATCGATCTGGCCTTCCATGGCAGGCCTTCGCTAGTGAAACAGCGCCGTCTTGAACTTCTTCGGGAGCGGGAACCCGCGCAGCAGCGACCGCGCGCGCCGACTCGTTGGGCCTTCCACCGAGAATTGCACGGGCTGCTTAACGTCGATCTCGCCCGTGTTCAGGTTCACGATCACATCGGCGAAGACCAAGCGCACTAGGCCATGCCCGGGCTCGGTAGGGGCGAGATTCTCAGGCGAAGCACAGATGGAACCCGACGGTAGCCCTTCGCCAATCGCGCGATTCTTCACGTCCTGGGTCATAACGATCCGCCGCACCATTGGTAAGCCGTCGAACCGTAGAGGGATCAGTAATTCCTCGATCTGCTGCTGAACCGTCATACCCGCCGTCCGAAAAGCCCATTCTTTCAAGCATCCCTCCCTTGCGTGAACCGCGCCGCCGCTTGGGCGTCCCGCAGGTTAGATTCCGCTTGCGCGAGCGCCATCTTGCAGAGATCGATACGCCGCTCGTGAATCCCGGGTGACAGCGCGATCAGGCTCGCCATCTGTTCCCCGCTCTGCAGCGATGGACATTCCACCGCGACCACCACATGCCCGCCCGTCAGCGCCGCGAGTTCGCCCACGGCATAGTCAATCGCGCCCTTGATCCGCGCGACGAACAATTGCTTCTCCAGTTCGGGAAGCTGCGCGGGCGTTTCGGGCTTGTCGTAGGGAAGGCCGAGGCCGGTCGGGGTTTTCATGCAGATCCTGAGTGAAGCGAGAGCCGGGGGTCGAACCCGGGTCGCCTGCTTGGAAGGCAGGTGCTCAACCGTTAAGCCACCCTCGCGTAAGTGCGAAGCGGGATTTGAACCCGCGGCCTCCGCCTTGGCAAGGCGGCGTTCTACCGCTGAACTATCCGCACACGAGCTTCCGCCCGGAATCGAACCGGGGACTTCCTGCTTACGAGGCAGGTGCTCTGCCGTCTGAGCTACAGAAGCGTGAGGCAGGGGCGGATCGCATCGTCTGCTAAACCGGCGCTTCGCCAATCCGCAACCCCACCACTGCTAATTGCTGCGCGCCTTCCCCGCTTTGCGGAAGGCGACTTCCATCCCTTCGGCCATCACCGCCAGGACTTCCCAATTGAAGCCTTTGGCCGCGGCCTTAAACTCGTCCGACATCAGGTGATCGCCCGTCTTCGGATCGGTTTCGAAACATGGCACCGGATGCGCGGGCTTGTCCTCGCCGTGCTCGTCCGTGCTGGTCGGAAACTCGACGAACAAGCGCAAATGCTTGTCGTCTGCGCCACCGCTCGCCAAGGCGTCGAAGCTCTTGAGCGCCGAGGCGAGGCCCGCACGGCCCTTGGCCGTCATGAGGGTGACATGATTGTCGAAGGTCTGGCGCGTGACATCCGCTTCCGGCGCAGCGCTCGGAACGGTGCCGAGACTCATGCCGGCGTCAGTGGAGGGTGACATGTTGGGCTCCGGGCTGGGGTGCTTCTTTCGAGGATGCGAGATAGACCCGCAAGGTGCGGCCGAGGCGTTTGTCTTTGGTGTCGCTCATCTGGTACCGCAATGCATATTCTTCGCACAAGGCATCGATTCCCGCAACCGCTTTCATGCCGAAGACCTCGGTCAGCGCCCGCTCGTTGGTCTCGAACCAGGTGCCCTCCCGTTGCTCGGCGATCGCATCGGCCAGGTCGACCGCCGTTGCGCCGCCTCCGCCCTTGCGGCAGATGAAGCGCAGCACCCGGGCGCCGGACATGGTGAAGGGGTCGGTATTGGGTTTGAGTTTCATCGCGTTCGCAACCTCTGCTGTTCCTGCTGCTCGTCGCGTTCTTTCCGTTTGGCGCTCCGCACGTCTTGCACGCCGGTGCCATGCATGATCCGGTGGAGCGCCTCGTCAAAATGCCGATCCGTCAAAAAGGCGCGCAACTTCCGCGCGGATTTGGCTTTTCCGCGACCGCGTTCGCTCCGATAGACCATGTGTCGCCGCACCTTGCGGATCTTGCTACGGGCCATGAAACGCCTCCGCTAGCTCCCCATCCAGGTTCCCCGACCCAGGCCGCGGCCCAGCCGGATATTCTCGCCGTCGGGCGGCTTCTGCCGCTCGTCGCGCTCGGAGACCGCCATGTAGCGCACCGCATCGCAATCGTGGGCGGCAAGCTGGCGGTCTTTGGGTTCGGTGAGCGTGCCGAACTGCTTATCCTTGGCCCATTCGTACTCGCCCATGGAATTCAGGACGGCGTCGCATTTCTCGGCATCCCACCAGCTCCGGGGCAGCATGGCCTTGACGGCGTTGATCCCCGTGATCACCGACAGATACGGCGCGGGCTTCAGAGGCGCGTTGAAGTGCCCACCCTTCCGGAAGCCGACCTCGGCGAGCATGGCCTGATAGCTGTGCGGCACGCCCGGCACCGGATCTAGGATATCCCGCCCACCCCAATGAGCCACATAGTTGTACTTCGCGCGTTCGCCCTCCCGCATCAGGTCCGCAATCGCCCGCGGGTCGCTGTTGTCCGTCGACAGGTGATCGATGAAGTAACGCGCGGGGCCCTTCTGCTGCCACATCATGACCCGGTTGTGCACGCCGCGATCCCAGGAGGTGTGCACGCCCAGGTACGGATCGTGGGGGACGTTCGTGATGCGCCCATTGCGCCGCAGCCACGACATCTCCTTGCCGTAGACCTTGCCCGCGTTGATGCCCAGCGGAGAGTTGTAATATTCTTGCTGGATCGCATCCTCAGACATGCCGAATCGCCCGTTAGTGGCTTTGTAGTCCGCCCGATCCCGCTCGACCTGATCCGGCCCCACGACGGGCAATCCATAGCCTTCTTCGCCCGGAGCATCGCGATAGGTCTGATCGATGTTCAACTCGCTGAAGAACGCGTCTTTCGGGCAACGGCTGCGGGCGAGTTCGGCGAGTCGCGCCCCGTGGTTGTCCCCCCGCATGGTATACATGAATACTTCGGCGCCGCGGTTGGCCGCGACCATAGGGCGGAAGATCGTGCGGGCCATAGGATCTCCGATCGAGAACTCAGAGTACCCAATGACCTTGGGGCCGCCACCGACTTGGCTGTCGTAGCGATCGTATCCGATGACTTCATAGACCCCGCCGCTAGGGAACCACATCGTCATGGTCTGATCGTTCATCCGCGACGTGAAGGGGGCCATGTCGTCGATGATGCGCTTTCCGTCCGGCGTCGTGGCGTTCCAGAAGCGCCGGCGTGCCTGGATTGCGTCGGGAAAGCCGTGCCAAATTGGCCATCCCTTGTCCCGCGCCTTCGCCCCTGCCGCATTGAGGAACGTGCGGTCCTTGCCGTACCGCCGATGCCAGAGCAGCACGTACAATTGGTACATTTCCTGATCGAAGCAATACAGAAAGGGCCGTTGCTTCGACCGCGGGACGAACGGAGGACGCTCCATTCATAATCTTTGTGCGCAGCAAGGGCATGCAATCGCCTCAATTGCCCATTGCAGGTGGCCATTGGTGACAAAGCATAGAAACCATGCCTGTCCGTGCTTTTCAATCGTCAGGGGCGATTTCCCGGCCTCTATGTTGAATTTTTCTAGCTTTTCGCATTGATGCGCGCCAGTAGCAGGCGGAATCATCTAATCCCCTCCCAGTTTGGGCGCCTGAAGTCGTCGCGCCTTCGGTTTTGGATGCGCGGGCGCATGGGGCTTCGCCGCTATGGGCTTAGTGGGTGCGGCCAGCGCTTTCTTCCGCTCGGCCATGAAGGCCTTGACCTCCTTGTCCACGGCCAGCGATTCCCACGGCACGATGTTGAACACGCTCTTGCCCTCGTCATCCACGACCTTGATCGCCGAGAGCTTGGGCGCATGGTACTGGGCCGCTTCCTTCAGGCAGGTGATGCGCAGTTCGGGGATCGCCGGAACCTCGACCAGCTCGGCGGGCTCGCCACGGGTGACCACGACCTGAATCTGCCAGGTCGTCAGCCCATAGCCCACCTTCAGCAGCTCGATCACGGGCGGGTCGAATCCATGCTTGCCCAGGAACCGGTCGATCTCTTCCCGGATCTCGAGCGTGCGCTTGTTGGGCGTGCCCTTCTTCCGGCCCGCGCCGGGCGGCCGTGTCGTCGTTCCGGGTTTCGGGCCTCGCGCGCCCATGGCTTCCTTACTTTTCTTGACTATGAGGTTTCGTGTCAAGGACTTGAACGAATTATCCAATAACTTACTGTTCCAGCGGCCCCATCAAGCTCGGCGCAACCATTCGCCGAGGCACGTTCAGCTCTGCATTCCGAAGCCCGAGCGCCGCCTCGATCCGCATCAATTGCCCGTCCGTGATGACCCGGGCGCGGTCGATCGCGAGCTTGTCGCCCGAGGCGAGCGCCTTTCGCCGCGCCGCCACCCGCGCGTCATGGTTGCGCAGAAAGCTGATATCCTTCGCGCCGGCCGGGAGCTTCTCGCCCCGCTGCGCATCCGATAAGCCGGGATAGCGCTCGTCCAGCGTGCGCAGCACCAAATGCACACGCACATGGAGTTCGTCGGGTTGGGCTATGATTCGCCCCATTGGTTCGGGTCGTGCGCCCGGGAAATTTCCATTGTCGCCCGCGGAGTCATCGGACACCACGGCTCCCGGACTGTCAGCCCATCCTCCTGCGCCATTTTCTGATACTTTTGAAATAATCGATTCATTTCCATTTCCGCTGTTTCCGGCTTGCGCTTCAAGGCTTTCCGAAGGGCGAAAATCATCCCGGAAAGGCTCAGGCCGAGCAGTTTCCTCATTGATTTCCTCGGCGGAAACCATGGGCTGTACTCGATGTAAGGCTGCTTGCTCTTGATAGGCATTTTCTTCCTCTTTAGCGTCTTCGCGTCTTCGCGTGAACTCCTGTTGTCCCAAAACCCGCACCGCCGCCACCGTCCCCACCGCCAACACGATCAGCAACGCCAGGTGCGCGCCGATCAGCACCTTTTCCATGCCCGGGAGCGCCCGCCGTTTCGACAAATCCGCACCCGCCAACTCCCGGTCCGCGTCGTTCGCCTCCATTGTGAGCGAGACGATCTGCTGCCCGACCTTCCGATTTTCCTGACGGCTCGCGTCCTTTACGACTTCGAGCGAACCTTCCGTGCGCTCAATAATGCGACCCAGCGCCTGACTCTGGCGCAGCTCGACCAGCAGCGGCTTGCCCACCTGGTAGAGCGGCCCCGCGACCAGCAGCGCCGTGATCAGCCCTGCCGCCACGAACAGCGCGCCCTCGCGCACGGTCGCTGCCTGAGCCCGCGCCTGCTCATGCCACGCCCAGAGCCCGAGCCACTCGAGCGCCGGGCTCGCCAGCGCGCCCCAGCCTCGCGACCCCGTCAGCTCCTGCCAGAACGGGATCCCATGCCATTGGAGCAGCAGCACGCACAACGGCAGCGCGACGGCCGGGAAGAGCCAGGAGGGGAAGCGGGGAAGGGTCATGGCTTTTTGTTCCACGGCTTGAATTCTTCAATCTCGTCAAGATCGGGAAAATCCCCCTTGAATTGAATGGCTCGATCGTCAAGCGTCACAAGCGCCGGGGGTTTGAACTTGGGAAACTCAATCCGTTTGACGACAACCGCTGCTAGTTCCCGCAGATTCAGATCGTAGGGTGCTGCATTGTCATATTCGGCGGTCACCAGTTCCCGCAACCAAAGCGGCTTTTGACGAAAGAGCGTGTCTGCCATTTCGCGCATGATGTGGTTTTGCAACCATCGACGCATTGCCCGCTTGCCGCCCCACTGATGCGAGCGGCTGCTGTAAATGCAGACTGTGAACCGCCCCATTGCTTGCAACAGGAACGCGATCGCCCCATCTACAGGAAGGTCGGGGATCTCAGCCGCGCCCTTCCAGCCAGATTCGTAACTGTGCAGCACGCCGTCAAAATCAAGACACAAAATTGGTCTACCCATTCCGCACCCCCTTCCCCACCCATTGCGGGGGCAGCGGCTCGCGATCGCCCAGGACTTGCCCAAGGCGCTGCAGGGCCGCTTTCCCCTGAAACCCGCGCAGCTCGGCGCGGAGTTGAGCATCGCCCGGCGCTGGGCCGATCCAGGCCAGCCATCCGAATTCGAAGGGATAGCCGGTCAGCCACCCATGCAATGCCTCCAAATCGGCGCGCCAGGGCACGAAGGCCCCCGCCGCCGCCCAGACCCGCCGCCAGAGAGGATTGACCGTCCGGCGCAGCCCCAGGGCCTCGCTGATCGCGAGAATTTCGGGCAGCGTGCAAAACTTCCGCGCGAACATGTCCGCCGCCGCATCCGGATTGTAGGTGCCAACGCCGGGGACATGAAAAGCCCCCACGCTGATCGTCGGTTCGCCCCATCCCGCTCCGCGCAACGTCTCGCGGATCACCCGCTCGCCCTCGCGCCGCAGGGCATGGTTCCAGTTCGCCGGCGTGCGCTTCGGGAGGATTCCCTGCTTGGCCGCCTCTCCGCCCGTCTGGTCCACGATTTTCTGGGCATTCAGGCGGATCCGCAAGCCGCGATGGCCCTTCTTCGGCACGGCCTCGACCTCATTCGCCACGAGCGCCACATGCCAGACGGGGAGCTTGTCCAGCTCGAGGCTGGCATCGATGCAGGTCGCCACCCGGAACGGCCCGACGATCCGGTGGAATCGGCTATCCTGATAATGCTGCTGCGCAGTGCAGGGAATCAGCACAGCGGTGCGCTGGGAAGGGGTCATTGATGTACCCGCAAGCGTTCAGGCGTTTCGCCCCGCCTGATTTGATCGATCTCCAGAGCGCTAAAATCCTTCGGATTACGCCCAGTTTTCTGATAGGTCACCACCCCGCTCAGCGGGTGAACGCTTCGAATCTCCATGCTGTGTGCCCCCAGCAACATTTCCTCCTGAACTAAAGGCGGCGTCTCGGGGCGATGACCCGCTCCGGCGCTGAGGATTTGTAAAGCCAGTGGTCTCTCGTCCTCCGGAAAGGCCGCGCGCCGGATGCAATCGCCGATCTGGATGCACTCCCCCCGTTGCATCCGCATGAATTGCCGTTCCAAAACCTCACGGGCCCACAGCAGCCGCCGGGTTCGATCACTCATCGCTTCGCCTCCGGAAGGCACTTGCTTTGTAGCGGGATGCTGAAATCCCGATAGGGGTGCGGATTGTCATGCGCCATCCGCGTCAGCTCGACTTGCGCCAACAGGCAGGCTCGTTCGGTGGGGAACCAGGCCGCGCCCACGCTACCGCCATGGCCGATGATCAGCGTCCAGACGAGAATCCAGCCGGTCATTTGATTTCTCCCTGCCCGCTCTTCCCGAAGTACGCGCGATCCCAGCCGCCGCGCTTGCGGATCCAGGGCATTGGGAACGCCCGCCGCGGCTGCAATCCCAATCGGATCCGAACCCGCCCCGGCGTGAAGACGACCCGGGGCACCTTGACGCGCTCCAGACGCCGCAACAGTTCCTCGTCCGGCACATGCCGCCCGTTCGGAACCCCGGGTATCGGCAGCCGCGAACCCTTGCGCACGAATCCAAGCGTTTCCATCAGACGTCTTCCTCCAAAACCTGGCCCCAGCCCTTCCATTGTCCGACCATCGCTCCGCACGCCGGCTGCGCGGGAAGCCGCTCGACCTCGCGCCCTGCCTCGCGGAACCGTTCGAGCGCCTCGGCGATGTCCTCTTGGGTCGGTACGCGATACCCTGCGCGGCGTTTCCCGTGAATCGTGGTCGCCGCGCGAGCCTGCGAGCAGCCGGTGCAGGCCATCGCGCCCCAGGCCCCATTCCCCGCGCCGATCTTGACGACCACCGCCTCGGGCGGAACGGTCTGACTGCACCAGGTCACCCGACCGGCCGCCCCGCGATCCGCCTTGATCTGATGCGCCAGCGACCATTCGCCGCTGATCTGCAGCCGCCAGCGCCATCCCGTCCGGGCCCCACCCTCGCTTCCGCTCATGGCGAACTCTCCACGATGACCGGTGCCGTTGCTGTTCCCGGCATTTCGTTCCACTCCCGCCCATCCAGCAGCCGCCCTGCGCGCTTTTTGCCGACGCGGGCCATTTCCAATCCCTCGCATTGGCGGTATTCGCGCGCATGGGTCGCCATCGCCAACGGTTCTTCGAAGTCTGCGACGACCCACTCCCCCCACTGCTTGAAGAAGAACGGAACCCCCGCCGCGACGCACTGATCTCGAATCCCCCGCGCCCAGTCCGGGTGCATCGGCCGCGCGCCGGGCCCCGACTCCCCGCCGACGATCACCCAGTCGAGGCCGACCTCGTCGCCTTTGCCGGTGCCATCACATACGCGGCAGCCATTCGCATTCGTGTCAGGCTCATATTGCGAGCCGTCTTTGCACCGGGGGCAGGCGAGATTCCAGAGACCGTCCAGGCTAAAATCCACGGACCCCAGCAGCGGCTCGGCGCTCACGAACCGCACCGCCGCGGGCGTCGCCAGCAACTCGGGAATCCGCGCATCCGCCGTCGGCTGATCCTCCGCACTTACCCCCAGCCATACGTTTGGGAGGGGCCATTTCCATTGCTCCAACGTACCTTCGCGAAACCAGAAGGACGTTCCATGCTCCGCTTCCGCCATAACCCGGGCTTCGGTCTTCGGATCGGACAGGTACGCCCGCATCCGTTCCGGCCGCTTGGTGAGTATCTGGAAGGTGATAATCGGTTGCAGCGGCCCGTCCGGGCATCGGCAGTCCTGGTGGTCGTCATCGGGACATCCCGAGTTGTAGCGCACCCACTCAAAACTCCGGAGCGCCATCACCGCGAAAATCCGATCGAGCACCGCGTCCGGCACGCCCTCATGAAACAGATCGCTCATCGAGTTCACGAACACCCGCAATCCCTGCTTGCGCCACCGGAGCGGCGCCTCGATCAGCTTCTCGACGACCGCGATCTTGCCGGTCCAGTGGGGTTCGCCGGGAAAAAGCGCATTCCGGGGAGCGTCCGTCCCGACGCCGACGGGCTTGATCTGCCCCATCGCTGCCAACCCCTCATAGGCCATCCCCGGCCCGCTGAATCGCGCCGCCACCCGCTCGGCGTAGCAGTGCCGACAGCCCTCGCTCACGCGCGAGCACCCCCGGATCGGGTTCCATGTGACGTCCGTCCATTCGATGGCGCTGTTCTGGCTCATCCGTGTTTATCCGCTGTGATCTGTGGCCGCTGTTCGCGGTTTGCGCGTGCCGCTCGCAATTGCCTAGGCACTCGTGCCGAAGAGGAGCCGCGCGAACGCTTCCCGCGCCGCTTGCGGGACGACGGAATCGCCCAGGGCGCCAAGACGGTCCACCCGAGCGGGAACCCCATGAGCCACTCGACCCACGTCGGGTTCAGTTGCCCAGTCGCCAAGCCCTCCAGATCCACGGCGGTGTCGTTCAGATTGGGCGAATACCCCGCTGCCGTGCCGCGCGCCTTGTTCTTGGCGTCTCCCGTTTTGGCGTCGCGCCGAGTCGGCGTCGGATAAAGCTCCATCGCCCGATAGAGTTCCGTCCGGTTCATCCCCGAGCTGCGCAGCCCCGCACAGTGCCGAGGCGTCGGAAACCTCGCCGCCAGGTTCGAGAGGGTCGGTCTGCCGCCCGCATAGACCTGTCCCGCCGAGCCCTTCGCCCCGTCTCCCTTCGTCGGCGTGGGCCAGACACCACCACCGCTCCCGGAGATGCGGCGCTCCCACGTCGTAAGCGCTGAGCACACCCCACCGCGCGTCATACCCCAGCGCGGCAAGGGCCCCGGCCACGGCGAGGCCTCCCCGTCCAGTGAGAGCTGGGACGTTCTCCAGGAAGACGTAAGCGGGTCGTAGCTCGCCAACGAGCCGAGCGACCTCCCACCAAAGCCGACTGTGCTTTCCCGCCAGGCCCGCGCCGCGGCCCGCAAGGCTGATGTCCGTGCACGGGAATCCGGCGCTAACAAGGTCGACCGGGACGCGGATGTGCTGCGCCGACAGAGTGCGCACATCGTCCCAAATCGGCGCGCGCTCAAGCTCACCCGCCTGCATCCGCGACAGCAGAACACCGCGCCGGTACCGTGCCAGTTCGCAATAGGCGACGACCCTGACCCAGGGCCGGAGCGCAAGCGCGATTCCTCCGATTCCCGAAAATAAGTCCAACCCATTCAGCATCCCTCCCCCAGCAATTCGCCCTGCCCCGACGCCTGGTGCGCGGCATGTTCTTTCCAGTTCCGCCCGAGCTTCCCCGCCTTCAGGCGGTCATGAGCCGTGTGGCCGCCCAGGTCTTTGTCGCCGCCCGCCAGGTCAATCCCCACGAACTCCCGCCCCTCGCGATACGCAACTAGCCCGACCGTCCCGCTTCCCGCGAACGGGTCGAGTACGACGCAGGGGATGGGCGTCGGGGCCATCACTGCAAAGCCGGGAGCCATGCATTCGCAGGACGGGCGCCAGCCTGTAGTTTCATCGGCGCGGATAAATCCGGCCTTATGGCCGTCGCGGGCTCTATTCGAGCCCTGATCTCCGGCCTCGTGCCCATTACCATCGCGACCGTCATAGACGAATCGCTGTCCCGCTTTGACCGTCGGCACCAGATGCTTCTCGACCACCCTGACCCACGGCGCCCCGCACGCCGGACAGGCGCCCTTTTCGCTCGTCCCGGCCCGAATGCACCGCTCCACCAGCGCCTCGGGAAACGTCGCGAAATGCGCGCCGGGATAGGGCTGCGTGGCGATCTCCCACACCGTGCGAAGGTTGCGGCCGCCCTCCGGTCCACCCAGATTCGTGCCGTCGTTGCTTGGCGCGCCCGGATAATCGCGATCGCGCCGATGGCCATGGCCGTTGGTGCGCGGATCCCCGACCGTCGCGGGGGCCTTGTCCTCCCGCACCGCCTCGGCGTCGTAGAAGTACTTCGCGCGCTTGGTCAGCAGGAACACGTACTCGTGGGACTTGGTGGGCCGGTCGGTGACGCTCTCGGGCATCGGATTCGGCTTCGCCCAGATGCAATCCGCGCGGAGCCACCACCCGTCCGCCTGCAGCGCAAACGCCACCCGCCATGGCATGCCGACCAGGTCTTTCGGCTTGAGGCCAGGCGGGGCTTTGCGGGGCTTGTCGGCATGATCGCCATGCCCCGAGCCCCAATTGGTCTGTTGCTTATCGCCACCGGCGCCGAGGCCGCCTGCCGCATAGCAATCCCCGTAGTTCACCCAACACACCCCATCGTCCCGCAGGACGCGCCGCACTTCGCGGAAGACTTCGACCATCACGGCGACATGCGCTTCCGGCGTCGCCTCGAGGCCGTACTGGCCGATCTCGCTATAATCCCGCAGGCCCCAGTAGGGCGGGCTCGTCACGACGCACTGCACGCTCCCGCTCGGGAACGTCCGCAGCACAGCGAGCGCATCGCCCTTCACGATTTGGCCGAGAGGCAAGGTCGCGCTAATCACTCGCCTCCTTCGCGCTTTCGTCCATGAACCGCCCCGGATAGCCCTGGACGGGCGAATCCCGCAGCCAGTCCCGGGGGCGACCCATGGATGGTTTCGGGTTCGGAGTTCCGGGTTCGGAGTTAACGGCCTTGTCCCGTTCCCGCTGTTCCTTGCCGCTCTTCGCACGCTTTGGCGCCATCGGCAGATCCAAATGCTTCGGCACCTTCAATCCGTTGCGAGCCGCCAACCGCGCCAGGATCGCCCCAATCGGCTCCATGCCGCCCGGCTGTCCCGGCGGCCGCAGCTCCGGCGCCAGTCCCGGCTGCGCCTCGTACCGCTCGCGCTCGGCGGGCGTCAGGCCGTTGGGGGTGAGGGAGGGGCGGGTCATGGCGAACCCCAAAGCGGCGCACTCCCGCGATAAACCGGCTCTGTGCCGAAGCGCTTCATATGCTCCCAGCGTGCGGTATGGCGCCCGATCTCGAAGAGCGGCCAGCGATGAATCCATTCAGGACAGAAAACCCGCTCAAACCGCTCGGCGAAATATTCGAACGGCTCGAAGACTGTTACTTTGAACCGCCCCCGACCCGGAGAATCATGGGGGTAGAAAAGCTGACTTGGCTCCCCATCTTCATTGAGTCCCACGCCCCACCGCGCCCACATATGAACGGGTGGCCCGAATTGTTCTGGCCGGTACCCCTGATCCATTATGGCGAGACGCGCTGCGTCCGCCGCGACGTGACCCCGGACGTAGAGATTGTCGTCCCCTCCATAGAGTTCGATGAACTCGCCATGCGCGTGGGTACTCACTCACACCCCCGCCCAATCAGCCGCCCGTCCGTCCCGGGCGCGGTGAACTGCGGCCACGGCACCCAGCCCCGTGGACAATGAAATCCCCACTCCCGCACGTTCGGCCCGCGAATCCACAGCGACCAAGCGGTGCGGTGGCTACCGATCATCGGTCCATTCACACTCCACGGTTGCCATTCCAACTCAATCCGATGCGGCGCCGTGGGGCTCCGGAGCACTACCGACCCCAGTCCGCGCCAGATCCGTTCGCCCAGCACATGCTCGAAGTACCCGCCGCTCAGCACGATGGAGAAGTTCCACCCCACATGATCGTGCATGGCCCGCTCGTCATCGCTTCGGCAGATCTGGTGCAGGTAGATCCCGCCCCACCGGCTCTTGCGCCCGACTGGCCAGACGTACCAGCGCCGCATGTACGGCGCGGTCTCTTCGCCGATCACAAAGTCCGGCGGCCGGTGGAAGATCCAGGCGAGGCGTGCGAGCAGATTCATCCTCGAGTCCTCCGCCGTTTCGTTTCCCCGATGATCTCGCCCGAGGCAAATGCCTTGGCTGCGAGAATCCGAGTCGTCCGCGCCGGGCCCCAGACCCAGCAGGTGATCGTCGTGCAATGCGACTGAAACTTGCCGCGGATCTGTTGCATGTCGAAGTCCCCGCCGCACTTCGGGCAGGTCAGGCGCTTGGGCTTGAACAGCTTCCCGAGCTCGTCGTTGATCTCACGCAGGTCGGAGGCTTGGGTCATGGCTTCACCTGCTGCTCGATTTTCCGATTCGCGACACGGCACTCCGCGCAGCGGTACCCGCGCACATTGTCCGCGTCCTTGTCCTCGCCGCAGGCTAGGCATCGCGCGAGCTTCGGTTCCGCCTGCCCCAGCCCTTCGATCGGGTGGTGCCGCTTTAGGTGCGGAAGCGCCCATTTGAACCCGCCGATGCCCTCGCGCACGCAGTATTCGACGATTTCCTGAGGCGAGTACCCGAGCCGCGCGTACTCCATCAGCGCCAGGTCGAGCAGGCGCAGGCCCTCCGCAGTGACCTTCAGCCGTTTGCTTTTCCGCACGTCCAGATAGGCCTCGGTCGTTTCGGGCTTCACCCCCTGGAGGGTCGCGCGCGCGCGCGCTTCTGGTAGTTGCCCTTGACCAGCTACTTCCTGAACGACTGAGGAAGGTCCTGTAGTTGGGCCGACGCCGTTTGCTAGGGTCTCCCCCCGCGCCTTGCTAGGGTCGTTGTCGCCGTTTGCTAGGGTCTCCGAAGCCCTAGCGGATTTTGCTAGGGTCGCGGGCGCCTCCAGCCCCACACTCCTGGCCCAGGCGCCGAACCGTTTCAGCGTCTTTTGGGGCAGCAGGGGCCACCAATTCTCCATCAACAGCCGGTACGCGTTGCTCTTGCCATCGGTCGGAACGATCTCGATCAGTCGCCGCTCGCGCAGACTGGCGACCATCGCGGTCACCGTCCGGGGGGAGCAGCCTTTCACGTCGGGCCATCCGGCGAATTGCGCCAGCTTCACGTGGGCCAGCTCACAGCGCAGCTCCTCGTCGCGACACTCGTCCGCGATGATTTGCAGCACCTTCCCCTCCGCCGGAGGCAGGGGCAGGTGCAACGCCATGGTCTGGGCAAATCCACTCATCCGTTCCGCGTCCTTGCGGGTGCTGCTGCCCTGCTGCCTTCGTCCCTGAACTGCACCGGCGGTGTCCGGGTAGCCGACGATCTCCCGGCTCTCTCTGCGGGCGGTCACGCCTCTCCGGGTCATATGGCCATCTCGACCCGCGCATGGCTCTTCCCAAGTTCATCGGGATAGCACCGCCGGCCGTCCACCCCGCGCCTAGTTAGTGGCGCGGGATTCCCTAGACCGCGTGCGTCCCTTCGACGCCGCGCTCCATCCGTGCTTTGGTACGGGCATGCAGAAACGCCTGCGCGCTGATCAGCTTCCCAAGCGTGTCGGCGTTCTCGACGCACGCATACGGCCCCGCCTGAAAGCCCTTCAGCCGGTCGATCAGGATCTCGATCAGCGCCTCATGCGTGACGCCGTTCACGCCGATCTCGGCGATCGGGCCGTTTTGGAAGCTGATGTGCAGGCTCCGCGGAGGCAGCTTGGCTCCCTGAGGATTCGGGTAGCTCAGCAAATACGCATGGCAGGCCCCGCCTTGCCCTGGCTCATCCATCACTTCAATCCGAATCTGATCGTTCGCCGGATTGACCTTGTGCCCCGTTAGCTCTCGCATCGCCGCTCCTTTCTCGTTGACCTGCGTTAACCCGCCCTCCGCTGTTCGTACTTCTTCGTGACGTTCGGCCCCTTGCGCCGCACGCGCCCGCGCGTGGCCGTTTTGTCGAGGTGGCACACGATGCAGGGCACCTGGGCATTCGCCCGCACGCCCGCGCCGCCATCGGCCACTTCGTGGCGGTGATCGATCTGAAACACGCCATCGAGCGTGGCCTCGCCGAGCCGATAGCGCGCCAGATCTTTCGCCGCCCGGGGATAACGCCGCGCGGCCTCCTGAAAGCGCACCTGCATCCGCATCCACCACCCGAGCGTCGTGCGCTCCCGGGGCAGCGTGACGCGGAGCCCGACCGTCGCCATGTCCTCGACGAACTGCCGCCAGGCCTTAGTCTGGCCGCAGTCGACCGCGCAGCAGCGCCCGCAGGAATCGCGATATACCGCGCGCTTGACGGCCTCGGAGAAGTCGGCGGGGCGGGTCATGCTGCTACTCCTTCGGTCTTCCAATTCGGAAATGGCACTTCGGATGCCCGATCCCACCATGGTTTTCGCCAACCTCTGAATCCGGGGATCGTCTCCGGAATCGTGATCGCGACCGCGCCGCCCTGCCGGCAAATGCAACCCGGTTGAACCCGCGTGACGGGCGCATACCCTCGCAATCGGCCCCAAGCGACGATATACAGCCGCTCGCCAGGCAGAATCGGCGCAAGCTTGGTGCCCAGATAGAATCCCCATTCCTCGCCAGTGACGGGCTCGCCGACGCAATCGCCTTCATCGAGCCATTCGGGCCAGAACCATTTCGGCACCGTCACCACGAGATCCATCCCCTCCCCTTTCGTTCTGGAAGAACCGGGCCGCCCTTCCTTGGGCGTGCACACCTGCACCCGGCACTGCACTTCGTTGGTATTCGGCGTGCAGCAAAAGAGGCGTTTTTATTCCCAGCCTTTACGCGAAGGCCGGACTCTCAACTGCACGCCGAAATCCTTACGCCGCCAACTGCGCGGTCGTGTACTCGACCCACATCCCGAGCGCCATCATTTCCACGAAGGCATCGGAGGCGCCCTCCATCGCCGCCTGCTCGGCCTCCGACCACTTCTGTAGCTCGCCCGCCGCGAAGTGCGTCCACGCTGCCTGTACATCGCGCTCTTTCTTCTCGTCGATCATCGCGAGATTCCGCAGCTTGTGAATCACTTTGTCGCGAAACGTCTTCATGCGGATTCCTCCGTTAGTTCTGCTAATCGAATCGCGACCCCGGCCAACTTCACTCGCCAATATGCCGCCGCCGCCTCTTATGCCGTCGGCCAGGATCGGCGCGATTTCTGCCGATGTGCCTGGTTCGGCATTACGCGCCAGCCGAATTCATTTGAGCCCGTGACGCGCCCAAGCACCGCCGAACCACCGAGATCGCCGCCGGACGCCCAGACTCGCCAGCAATGAGGATTGAGCCGTTCGGCTTGATAACTGCGCTTTTTTAAGCCCTTCATGCCGGGATCCTCTGCTGGTCGGGGTTGTGCATCCGTTCGTGCATGGCGCACAGCCACAGGCCATGCTGCCGCTTTCGCGTCCGCGCGCCGCACTGCCGCGTCGTGACCCGCACCTTCCCGCGCCGGATGATCCACTGACAGCGGTGGGTTCCTTCGCGCATGGGAATCATGGCGCATTCCCGTTCGCCCGCGCCGCCTGAAGCTGCTTGCGGTAGGTGCGCTCCAGGAGCCGCTTGAGCAGCATGGAAACGCTCTGGCCGCGCCGGTCTGCCTGCGCCCGAATGACGGACGCGAACAGCGGGTCAACCTTGGTTCCCAGCACGGGGTATTTGCTTTTCTCGATCTCCATAGAACCCTTATAATCGGGGTTAACTACAGAGTCAAGCGGGAATTTGCGGGATCGGTTACTACGAGGATACCAACTAGCGTTTCACGTGAAACATTAGCTGGTCAGCTTCTTCCAGTCGGGGATGACCGGCTGGGCGGGCGCCTCGGGCTTGTTGCCGCGGGCGTCCTGGGCCTTCTGCTCGATCTTATCATCGGCCCGCCGCTCGCGCAGGGGCACGCTGCCGGTCAGGTCGAGGATCCCGAAGAGCAGACAGATCAGCATGGCCATGGTCAACCCGAGCCGCGGGCCGCTGTTGATCAGGCGTCCGACGAGCTGGTAGCCCGGATGCACGGCGTCCACCTTGTCGGCATCGGGAGCCGCTTCCGCGATCTTCGGGGCCTTGATCAGTGTCCCGAGGGCAATCCCCACTCCCGCGGCAATCAGCCACACGCCGGGCTGCGAACCCCAGTCCTTGGTGGTCTTCCAGAGCGCCGCAAGCAGCTCGCCTAGGGCGACGACGTCCACAACGCCGGCGGCCAAATAGATTCCCATGACGACTCCTTGGGCTAAGCCACGTCCTGCACATGATGCAGTTCGAAGTGATCCAGATCGTCCAGCACCCCAGGGCCATTCCGAGTGCCGTTCCAGGCGCCGCCCCAGCGGATGGGGATCCCCAATTCCTTTGCCTTCGGAAGCACAATCTCTTCGGCAAATCGGATGAACCGCTCCTTGTCGTTCCAATCCAGAGGCGAGGGGGCCGCATCTACCGCTTGGGACGGCCGGAGCAAGTGCTTGCTATGCTGCGTGCGGCTAACGCCGATCGCGACATTATGGGCTTGTTGCTCTTCGGTGCGCTCGCCTTGTACGATCACGACGCCGAAATCCTCCGCAATCGCCCGAAACAACCGAACCAATTCGGGCGCGCACGTGTCAAGTCGTGCTTGACAACTGGAAGACATCGACATGGCCTAGTTCCCCGGGAAGCGTTTCACGACGTTGACCGCCGATTTCTCCGGAATCCCCAGCGCCGCCTCGATCCGCGCCAGGCTCTGCCGCATGGGTAGCAGCTTCGCATCCACCCGGGCATCGATCACCCAGATCCAGAGCGCCACGCCGGCGGTGATCGCGCTTAGGCCGAAGGCCGCGCCGCCGATCAGCACGCTCGCCTTCGTCCATCCGGAGATTTTACGATCCATGCGCCTCCGAGGGTTCGCGTGTCGCCAATCGAAGCCGCTCGGCGTTCCCGAGCTGGTGTCCGTCTGCGTTGGAACGGGAAGCATCGCGCCCTTAAAGATCGGTCTTGATCATCGCGTCGACCTGCTTGCCGAAGCCGCGGCGCCGGAGGAACGGATAATCGTTCTCCGCCAGGTATCGCCGCTCCGCATCCTCGCCGTAGAATTCTTCAACCTGCCCGATGGTCAAGACGTGTCCCGGTCCCTCCATTTCGTCCATGCAGCGTTGCCGATCGGCGTCGCTGATGTAGGGCCACCGCTCGTCCACGATCTGCCCCTTGAGCACCAGTTCCACCAGCTCATGCTCCAGCAAGTCGGCGATATCCCGCTGGTCCTGCTCCGCGCTGGGCTTGACGGGGGGATTCACCATCACGGCGCGCTCGACCAGGATCTCCATGTTGGGCGGAACGCCCTTCGGGCCCGGCGTCGTGTCGCCCTGCCAGCAGATCCCGTTGACTTCCGGATTTTTCTCGACCAGACGCACGTCCAGCGACTTGTACCGGAGCGGAATCTGCGTACCCGGGTGAAAGCCCGCGGGCTTCGGGTCGAGCGAGTTCCAGAGATTGCTGAGGCTCGCCTGCTCTTTCACGCCGACATCCGCCGTCCAATCATTGGTCGCCCCGCGGAGCTGGGTACGCGAGAGCCAACGCCGCGTGCCGCCGTTTGCGCGCAGCACCAGCAGGTGCACCGCCGCAATCCCCCGCACCATATCCCCATCGCGGTAGTAGACCCGCTCGCGCAGCATGAACTGCTTCCCGATCGGACGCCCCACATCCGTGATGCGCGCGGATTTCCATTCCCCGAGCGGGGCCTGGGGCATCTGCGGAACGGGTTGGGCAATCGCTTCCATGCTATTCGATCCGGATGGCTTGAATCGCGCCCTTGAACGTATCGAGCAGCGCGCCCAGCAGCCTGCCCTTCAGGTAGACCGTCGCGCCGCCGACCCCGATTTGCTGGTTCCAAACGAGGAAGCGCGCGCCTCCCGCAGCAATCGCGATATCCGTGCGCTGGTTGACATCCTCAATATGGTCAGTCGCGACGTTCCCACTGTTCAGGCTGAGCGCGACCGACACGCCGGTAACGAGCGTCAGCAGCCCGACCGAAACCTCCGCCACAATCAGCCAATTCCCTTGCGTGAGCAATAGAGAATTGATGTTCCCCCATGTGTTCAACCCGAAGCCCGAGCCGACGGCCGCCGCACCCGTGGCCGTCGCCTTCCACTCGCCGACGCTTCCGGCCGGCACCGCCGCACCGCTCGTATCGCCCGTGTAAGGCGGAGCTGGGGTTGCGCCGGTCGCCCCGATGTTTCCCTGAGCGCCCTGTATCCCTTGGCCTCCGATCGGCCACCGGCTCCATGGCGTGGTCATACGCTGGCGCTCCCCACGCACCGCGTGCTGGCCTTGTCGCCGACCCCGCCGCTCGTGGGCGTCCAGACCACGCGCACATTCCGCACGCCAGGCTTGTCGATGTCGAAGACCGGGTTCTGGTTCGCCGGCGTCGTGGGGAGCGTGATCGCCGGAATCGACATGTCCGTGCCGTCGGTCGCGACTGGCTTGACCGCATTCGTCCCCTGCACCTTGAACGTCCCGGCCGGGGCGTTCCCGAAGGTCATGGGGATTTCAATGGTCAGCTTGTCGAAGCTGTTCTCGTTGACATGACAGGGAATCCAGGCACCTGTCCAAGACGCCGCCATGTCCTTTCCGCTGTCGGCGATATAGGGCGAGTCCGCCCCGCCCATCAGGATACGCATGTTCGCTCCGCTGGACAAAACCGGGGTTGACTTCGGTTAACCTTTGGGGTAGGCTGGTCTTGCCTGTCGATTTCGGCGGGATGCTCGAAACCTTCTTGGGAGATCCGTATGTCACGACCTGTGGTGGTTACCACCGAACATCGAGGCGTCTTCTTCGGCTATGCCGACGATACGACCGGTTCCATCATCGATCTGAAGCAAGCCCGGAACTGCATCTACTGGAGCCCCGCCGTCAAGGGCTTCATCGGCCTAGCCGCGACCGGCCCGGATGCCAAAAGCCGCGTGGGCCCGGCAGCCGACATGCAATTGCGTGCCATCACCGCCGTTCTGGAGTGCACCCCCGAAGCCGTGAAGGCTTGGGAAGGCGAACCATGGGGCAAATAATAACTGACAATTCTGGCTATGGCTATGGCTATGGCTCTGGCTCTGGCTCTGGCTATGGCTATGGCTATAGCTCTGGCTATGGCTCTGGCTCTGGCTCTGGCTATGGCTCTGGCGATGGCTATGGCTCTGGCTCTGGCTCTGGCTATGGCTATGGCTCTGGCTCTGGCGATGGCTATGGCTATGGCTCTGGCTATGGCTCTGGCTCTGGCTCTGGCTCTGGCTATGGCTCTGGCTCTGGCTCTGGCGATGGCTATGGCTATGGCTATGGCTCTGGCTCTGGCGATGGCTCTGGCTCTGGCTATGGCTATGGCTATAGCTCTGGCTATGGCTCTGGCTATGGCTCTGGCTCTGGCTATGGCTATGGCTCTGGCGATGGCTATGGCTCTGGCTCTGGCGATGGCTATGGCTATGGCTATGGCGATGGCTATGGCTCTGGCGATGGCTCTGGCTATGGCTATGGCTC